TCTGTGACCCGGTCATTATGCTCAAGATCAGTGGCTGATGGATCGCCCTCATGGAACGCAATAGTGCTTGCCGTGTAGCTCGGCATCAGCTCGGTGCGCCGCTCAACATTCTCTTGGACTGCGGCTGTGACACTAGTGGCTGAGCTGAAGGCTGTGATCTTGGCAAAGCCGTCATGCAGTTTTACAAAGCGCCCAACATCCGTAGACACAAAGGTATCTGCTGATGCTGTGATGGTCACGCTGCCAGTCCTGGCGCTGGCTGTAAGTGTTGTGTCTGTAATGTTATCGTCCTGCATAGGACCGCGCCTGAAAGCCGCCTCAGTGAATGTCCAGGCGGTGTCGCTGGTGCGCGTGATTTTGTAGACTGGGTGTGATGGATGCACGATGTACATCACGTCAGCGGACTGCACGAACTTTAGCTCGGCGAGCTGTGAAGTTGTGTATACAGTGGTGACCTCCACAGGGCTGCCGCTAGATACCACTGTGCCGCCATCCTTGTGGATTCTAAAATATTGATTGCCGAACTCTAGGATGTAGGTTTGCTCGACGTTGAACTCGAACGGTATAAGTCTGGCTTTGTTTGCGCTGGTTTTGACCTCTCGCACGAAGATTGTGCCGGGTCTTCTACTTGCACCGCCGTGCGGATGCACGGTGAAATTCTCTAACTTTTTACTGCCCTGGAAATATTTGACGATATCCGTCCGGCCATCGAGCCGGGGCGATAACTCGCCGGCAGTAAAGTTATTTAGGGCTGGACTGGCCTTCGCCATCAGTATCTCGCACGTATAAAGGTATCAGCTTCCAAGGAGCCTGCATCTGCCACACTGGTGATGCTGGCCGGTGTGCCTTCTGTTGCATCAACAAATCGCGCCTCACTTAGCTTAGATGCATACAGGCTGTTCAATGTATTTACGAGCTGCGCTGAGCCGACCAGCGCATATGCAGAATCTGCCGCGAGCGCTGTTGCCAGGCTTTCTGTGAGCAGCGTGTCGTACTGCTGTGTGTCGGTCACGCGACCTACATAGATAAGGTTTACGTCGCTCTCATCTGTGAGGATTTTGCGACCTTCGACGCGATAGATGATGTCGTGATAGTCCAGCGAGATGACACGCAGGCAGTATGGATCTGTGGGCAATGTGAAGGCGTTGCCAAACTCAAAGGCTGGCGCTTCACTATCTGCCACCAGCTTTTTGCGTGTCATTAGGCAATTCCAGGGATGCGCGCGAAACACCATGTCACGCACGAACGGGAAGCGTTGATTCAGTATCCGGGCAGCCTTACTGTCCTCGGTTAGCGCCGTGATGTTTGACGCGCCGATCTGGTTCAAAGCGCTGTTACAGATATCAACGACCGATGCCATTCAGATCCCCTTATGAGAAAAGGGGGCAGCCTGTGCTGCCCCCTCGTAGGTTAGTTAACGACGTAGAGCATCGTAACTGCGATAGAGCCGGTGCCAGCGGCGCCGCCCATAGTCACAGTAACGGTCTTGCCGTTCTCGTTTGCATCGACTTCCTCGCCATTCAGCAGCGCGAGCGTGGCAGCGATGTCCACGATCTGTGCTGATGTTGAGGCTGCTGCGGCCTTGTATGCAGCAGCGGATGCTGAGACGGCGGTGCCGTCTGCCTTGGTGTGAGCCGCAAAGCCCACAGACAAAGTTGTCGATGAACCCAACGCATCGTGAGCCAACTGGCCCTGGAGTATCCGAGCGCCATCAGGCAGGGTGAACATTTCGATCACGTCTCCCGATGCCAGGCTCGATGCCTCATAGGTGCCGTGAGCAACGCGGACTTCACCGCTCAGCTCGTTGGCTTTCACGAAATCAGAAGGGTCGTCCTGAGTCAGCGTGGTTTGCTGGGTGCTATATACTGTAGCCATATCTCATACCCTCCCTATGCGCTCTCGTCACAATCAATTTGCACAACCTTAGCTTCCTCCATCCGGGTCGCACCAAAGGTGGCGCAGTAGTAAACCTGGGTGGAGTAGCTCTTGTCGGAGCGCTCATCGATGCGTGACATGACATCCTTGCCGACGGCCAGCTTGATGCCGTCCTCGGCCCATGCGAAGCATGTGCGGATGTTACCGGATTTACCGAGGCGGGTACTCATATGGAACTGGAAGCCCATAAATGTGTTGACCTCACCCTGGACCAGAGCCTTGACCGTATTGAAGTCAGAGCTGGTTACAGAGGTGGTGTTCAACAGCGCCTCGATTTGATCAGGCCCAACGGCGATATGCCGAGGGATCGAAGGATCGACAGAACCATTGTCGAGAATCTTCTTGGCCTGGATCAGTTTTGCCACAGTCAGGTCAGCCGAGCCGTTGGCAATCTGGTTCGCGGACAGCATTGCTGTGCTGGTCGAACCTGTTTTGCCTGTCTTGGATGATCCCGTTGCAGCGGTGATGATGGCATCGTCCATCGCCCTTCCCATTGCAGCGGCTGCTGCCTGAGCATAGGTTGATGTCGGATCGATCAACATGCGGACCTTGTCAGCATCATCGATCAGGTCAGCCCACTCATAGCTGTCCATCGTAACCATTCGCCTGGAATGGGGTGTTTCGACAATGGGGGTATCCCCATGCCGTGAGGTGCGCTTCACAGCGGCTGCGGCTCCGACCTGGTCGAAGAACGCTTTTTCACCTGTCACGCTCTCTTCAGATACGCCGCCCCGGAGAATGGAGCCACGTTGCTGCGAGAGAAGCTGGACATTGGTGCTGAACTGCTGGGAAAACGCGGTGGTGATTTGAGTAGACATTCTACTCTCCTTTCACGAAGCGTTTTGTTTTGCTCGCTACCCGGCGACCGCCGGACGAAAGGTTGTTGCAGTACGGATGCGCCGACCGGGGCCAGAGGCTTGTCCGGGTTTTTCAGTCAGGACCATTCTAGATCGGGCCGGGGCTTATCGATCTGTCCTTAGTCCTTTCCGAATCTATGTCAGGTGCTGGCCATCTCCTGATAGCGCAGTGATTCCTCAACATAAAACTGATGCTGCGGGTGCTTGTTGTCCCAGTATGGCGAGCCAGGTGCGCGCAGCTCGGTGAGCTTGTGCATAGCGTCTGTGGGCGTCATTGCATTTGGGCTTGAGATGCCCTCCAGACTATCCTCACCAATCCGCTGTTCGAGGAACTCGCCGATATTGACCATCATGCGGATCATGTCCGGGTGGTCACCCAAGAGCCGGCCATCGGCAAGCTCTATCTCTGTCATCTCTTGTTGACCAAAGTTAGCCAGCACAGCGTTCGCATTGCCCATGCGATCATCGAAGGCCTGGCCATATTCGCGCCGCAGCTCGGTTTCTGTGGCTTGGGTGAGCTGCTCTGCCTGTCCACTATCGACCTGACCGCTCTCGGCGATCATGCCGTTATAATCATTCAGCAGCTTTTGTGCTTGTCCTGGTGTTAGGCCGGCATTGTGCGCCGCGCCTTTGAACCAGTTGAGCATATCTGCATTTGGCTCTAGGCCTTCTCCTGGGTTGTTCTCCAGCTCATAGCCTTCCGGCGCTTCGGGCCGGCCGAGCTTGTCCCACACTGGCGCCCAGTCGTCATCTGTGGCGTGTCTGCCTGGTATGGCCACCTTGTCTGCGCCAATCATGGACTGGGCGTTGACATAAGACTTGGCTAGAGAGCCAACATCCTTGATGGATTCTAGTGATCTGTGACCCCGGATTTCCTCTGGGATGCTTGAGCGCCAATCATCGGCGACAGACTGGGTTACCTCTGGCTCAGCAGAGACCTCAGCTACCTGTTCTTCACTCATCGATTATCATATCCTCTAATGGTTTACGATCGCGCAGCATTGACTTGATGAACAGCACTACCGTGCGCTGGCCTTCACGATAGGCAGTCTCATGCGGGTCTGGTGAGAATGTCGAAGAATGTTCACAAAATCTCACGCCAAGGTCTTCAAGCAAACGCTCACCTTGAACTGTTGTGAACACCTCTTTGTAAAGCTCTATGGTATCTTCTGGCGTCATTGCTGTGGCTCACCAACGGCCCTGATAAATGGTGCGGCCTCACCGGCCGCCTGCGCTGCCTGCATGGCCTGCATAGCTTCTTGCTGTGCCTGCTGCTCGGCTGCGCGCTGTTGTCTAATCCGCACGACCTCATCCTCACCGCGCACTGCTGTGGCCGGCACAGACAGCACTCTGATCAGATGCTTTGCAAATCCATCCGCATCGATGTTGTCCAGTATGCTCGGATCTAGCTGCACCATTGGCTGCATTAGCTCCAGCAGGCGCATGGCTGACTGTATGTCGCCCTGACGCTGTGCCTTGGCGAGCGGTGACACATATTCAATATCTATGTTGCCATTCGCCATAAACTCAGGCGCTGGCGCAAAGACTTGCCGGCGCGCCAATATGTTATAGACGCGATTGATCAATGGTTGCAGCAGCTCGGCCTGCATCCGGCCCAGGACCGGACCAAGCAATCTCATTTTTTCTTCTGTCCTTTGGACCACCTCAGTGGCTGTCATCTGCGGGCCTTGGCCCAGTATGAGCTGATCTACAAAAAACGCAGACTGTATGGCCTTGCGCCGCTGCTCTTCCATTTGCAGGCCCAGCGGGTTGTTTGCCCCGATGTTCAGCGGCTCCAGCCGGTCGCGTGTGCCAGCCCTATAAAAATTGAGACCACCCGGTACGGTACGGATTGGCAGGATAAATCCATCATCAGGAACAAGTAGCGGAGGATCTACTTGTTTCTGCGCCGCCCGGATGGTCACCTCGGACATCTTGTTGATCATCTTGATGTCTGGCAGTGCCGTCATGGCCGGCGATCTTCCATAGCCAATTTCAAAGCTGGCTTTCAGGAAGCGCGGGGCCATGTATGGGAACTCATCAAAGCCTGATTCAGACAGGATTGTTTTGCTGTCAGGCTCGATATAGACCGATGCAATCGGCTTATTCTCTGATGTTAGCTTAGTTGGGTCACGATCGTTGCGCTCATAAACAGCGTGTATCAGCGTAATCATGTCATAGGGATTATCGCGCTCTCGTTTGCGGATTTTCTCTGAGACATTATCCTCGCCGAATCGATTGACCACAGCCCTGGCCGGCATTTTAAAGCGCCGATAAATTGTATCAACGCGCCCTGCTTCATCCTCTGATAAGTAACACTCCGCGATATGCCGGGTGCTAAAGCGAACATCGAAATCATCATCCTGTTCTACATAGATTACGCCGGTGCCGAACGTAATTAGATCGTGGTACAGCTCGTGGATTTGCTCGGCAAAATTAGAGCGCGCGAACGTCGCGAACATATTTTCTTCTACGCTCATCAGCCATTCTTTGGCTTCATCGTTGCGATCGAGCGCGGGGTCTAGGAAACGCAGTGAGAACCAGGGTGTGGCCATATTGGTCAGCATACCGTGCAGGCTGGCAGAGAGCAGCTCGGCCGCATGGATGGCTGTGCTGTCAAACACCAGCTCAGTGCGCTTATCACCGCCGCTACGCTTCTTGGTTACGTCAGCCTTGCGCGGGACCACATAGTCAGCGATTTCCTGCCAGTGGCTCTCCCAGGTCTGGCGCTGGTTTTCCAGACTGCCAAACCTTTTGAGCAGGATCACTGCATCATCATCTGCGAGTGCCATTTAGCTTCCCAATAAAGTTTTTCTTTGGACCGACTTAGTCGGCGTATAATTCGTGGCGGACCCCATGATAGTCCGGCCCTCACCGGCCCTGCCTGGGCGTTCGCGGCGCCTGTTGCCGGCCTCTTCACCACGCACAACATCATCGTCCGGGTCACCAGTGCCGCGTGTACTGCCATCAGGTTGTGGATCAGGTTCTGGCTGATTTGTTTTAATATCGTCACTGTCCGGCAGCGTCGGCTCAGGATCGGCCGGCTCATTGATATAGACGGGCGGCTCATATTGATCATAGGGATAATCATATGTCGGCGGCTGCGGTATGGGCTTGAAGTCCTCTTGTGGCAGTTGCGGCGGCATCTGCGGCGGCTCGTATAGAATATAGTCATCGGCCGGTGGCTGTGGCGGCAATGGCTCTAGATTTGGCGGCTCATAGGCGTCCGGCGGTGTTACATCTGGCGGTATCGGCTCTGGATCGATTGGCACCGGGTCGGGCAGTTGCGGTGTGCTAGGCGGCTCATACGCCGTATAATCATCCTCATCATCATCATCTGCCGGCAGATTCGGCGTGGTGTCTGGATAATCGATATCGATAGGCGGCGTACCAGGTGGCTCATAGCCAGTATCTTCTGGTGGCGGCGCTGTGGCCGGCGGTGGCACAGGGTCCGGCAGTTGCGGCGTACTTGGCGGCTCATATCCCGTAGAGTCGTCATCGTCATTATCCGGCGGCGGTGGGGGTGGTGTTGGTGTCGGCGGCGATGTTCCGCCACCTGGCGCCCCACCAGGCCCTCCATAAGGGTCATCAGGACCACCCGCATAGGGCGGCGGTGATGAGGGT